GAGTACGTCGTCGAATTGTCCACGCATTTCACCATCAATAGATGGCTTACGCGCCACGACAACCATCATCTTGCCCATTGGATTCAATGCGCGAGATAAAACTAGATTGCCTTTCTTAGGCAAGTAAATTACTGATTGGTCCTTATCAAAGTAACGAACCATTTCAACCTGTGCATGTAGGTCTTGTTGATAACCGTCACGTCCTAGGATTTGAGTTTCATACTCTGGGAACTGTGAAACAAGTTCTCCAAGAGTCATCATGTAGCGCTTTGCAAATGCCACACAGCGTCCGTAGCGGTCAAATTCTGGGTAAGCCCCAATTGGATTTTCTACGCGAATACGCGGCAACTTGCTTTCTTCGTCCAATTCAATCATGAATGGAACGAAACCATATGTTAGATACCAGTCAGCACCTGAGTACATCTGTACAGATAGGTCAGAGTGGGAGAAGTAGTTAGCAGCAATGCGTGTACGCTTATCAGCAAAGTTACGTGCCTTATCGCTAACAGAGTTAGCAGCAGAACAGTTAATTGCTGGTAATGGAGCCATGACCTCAGAAAGGTCACGGGCCACCACGTCAATAAAGTTTGCAACTACGTTAGCATCTACACCTTCTGGAAAAAACTCAGGGTATACAGATGCAATCTGTCCTTTACGGACAGCAAGTACGCTTAGGTTACGAGCATCACGTTCGTGATTACGGTAGCGTAACGCTTCAACGCGTGCTGCTACTTGTTCCATCGATAATGCCATTATTGTCCTAACGTAGTTTTAAAAATTATTTTGTTACTTAGTTTTTCTAGGAAGTTGCGTGTACTTAGACTTTACAGTAGCCTTGCCAATCATTGATGGAATCTTTACCTTAGCAGTAGCCTTAGATGTTGGTCTAGGCTTTAATGCTGGTCCCTTAATTCCACCTGGCTTGCGAAGTTCTGGAAAGGTTTCATTTTTTGTTACGCTACCTGTACCTGGAAGAATTCTAATGCCATTCTTGTCATACTTTATTGGTGGCTTAGGGGTTGGTATTACCTTTGGTTTAGGCATTGGTTTTGCAGGTACTTTTTTTCTTTGCGCCATGTGTTTCTCCTAACGTAGTTTTAAAAATTATTTTTTATTAGTAACGTGAGCCGTTGCTACGCTTGCGAGTACCACGAACACCTGCACCTGAATCACTAGGGTACTGTCCACTTGCTGTAATGTGTGGAACTGCACGACCTCGTTGACCAGTAGTTAGTGCTGCTGCTGCTTCTTTAATCTGCAACTTTGTCTCAGCCATGCTTCCTGTACCAACTGCTGTAGGGATGTCACGAATCTCACGTGATACGTTTCCTACATATGATGTTACAGACTTGATTGCCTGGTAAAGTGGATTTACGTTTTTTGAACCCTGGCCGCCTTTATTGACGCCAGCAGAATTTCTTACATTTGCCATTTTATATTTTCCTTTTTTAGTTAATTAAAAATTACTTACCCATTTTGCGAGAAGTTTTAGTTGTTTTCTTTGCTGTTGAACGAGGAAGGCTTGATGCTGATGGAGACTTTGGTCTAAAAGATGCAGCGTTAGAACCACCACGTGCAGCCTTCTTTGCTATTGTTGTTCCCATTGTAGTATTTCGTCCAACTTTGCGGCTTGCGCTCTCTTCATATACAAGAGCACCTAACGCTTGCATCTTTGCGGTTGCACGCTTAAGCATTGCTGCACCGTTTGGATTATTTTTATCCTTTGCAGCGTATTCTGCTTCATAAAACTTTGTTCTGCTATCTTCAAACTTTTTTCTTGTAGAAGGCTTAGCGTACTTTAAATTGCTTTCTGCAAAATTTCTTTTTTTACTAAAGTCTAATGCTTCGTTCATTTGAGACTTGGTTTTAACTCTATACTCTATTTTTTTTGCCATTTTATAATTTCCTTATCCGTATGTATGGGACCATTGCTCTGCAAAGGCCTCGTCTAAATTGACTGCTTGTCTTTTTGATGCTTGTGATTGAGTTGTCCATCTGTTCTGCATCCACTTAGATGCATTGCTGCTCTGTTGCATCATCTCGCGTATACGGATAATAGCGAACCAAAGAGCCATTACGCAGTCTGTGGGGTTTTTGGTGTCTGGCTTCCAAGTAATTAGTTCCTGTACTAGAGTCTTAAGACCCTCAGAACCCTCATTACTTGGTAGTTCTATGATGTTGTTGTCCTGGAATCTACCATCGCGGGTATTACCAAACAACATAGACATAGACGCTACACCAAAAGACGTGTCCCATTTATTCTTGCCAGTAAAGTGTGAATTCAGTTGACATCCGTAAGATGCTAGGTAACTTCGTAAATCATCATCTAAGGCATACGCCTTCTGGTGTGCGTTAATTTCAATGCGCAGTTCCTGTGGACGATACTTATCAACCCATTCCTCAATCAAAGATTGAATCTTTGCAGGACTCGGGTCAGTCATGTTGATACAGTCCAGGACGTAGATACGTCCATCTGCTCGGTTATATGTAACAGCAACCGCTGCTGTAGCACCTGCCATAGCAGGGTCAAGACCAATAATTGTATAACCCTCAATATGCTGGGGATGTCCAGGGGTGTTAGGCTTTAGAGGTCCTCGTTTACGCATTCCGTTGACGGAACCTGCGATACAGGTAGGCGAGAAGATTGAGTCTTCTTGGACGTCTTCTTGCTGGTAGACCATAGCCCATACAGACGGAGCGACCTCAGAGCGACGCTTAAAGAGCGAGGGTCCATCCCATTTCGGATAAAGTCCGTTGTCAAGTTGTTCATCCAAATCGTTTTCTTGTTGGTCAGTTTCAGGCCAAAGTGTTTTCCAATTAGCAGGTTTATCGTCAAACTGTAGTACGGCTGGCATAGCACAATATGTAAAGGGGCTTTTGCCACCTGTCCACTGTGAACCATCACGAATCATCTTGTAGAGGTCTACAGAGGATACTCGGGTACCTACAATGATAAGTTTACCATGTCTACCTAGACGAGTGATAACTTCCTTCTGCAGCCATTCAATCTGCTTTTCCCACTCATGGGCGTTAGAACCCATCACTACGTCGTCAAGAATAATCAGGTCGGCACGTGCTCCGTAAATCTGTGACCCAAAGCCTAGGGCTTGTACGGTTGGGTCCTTCTCGCCAGAGTCTCGACCTGTTCCCAGGTAAATCATGTCAGCAGACCATTGTGTAGCATCTGCCTTATATCCACCGTTAGGGCCAAAGGCCGTTTGTAGTTTCATGTAGCCAGGGTGGGAAAGGCGCGTCTTAATAGCGCCTAGGAACTTGCGAGCCATACCTTGAGTCTTAGAGACAATGATTACTCTAGTGTTAGGTTTGGTCACAATCTGGTGTGTCACGTAGTTAGTCGTGATAGTGGTTGACTTGGCGTGCTCAGGTGGCACGTTAATCAAGACACGATTAGGGTCTCCTGCTTCGTAGGTCATACCCGCAGGTAGCCAACGTGGAGGTTTACCCTCAATAAGGTCAATCCAGTTTAACTGGTGATTAAATAGTTTAGAGCCTAGGAACTGCTCTGAGAACTCAGCAAAGGGCATGTCCTTTATCTCGGCTAAGTCAGCCTTAATGCCTTTGCCTGCAAGGCGTGCTTTGTCCGCTTTGTCTTTAAAGTCCGCATCTACCATAGACCACTGACGAAAGGCGGTATCTTGCCTGTCAACGGCTGCCATAGCAGCGGTGACGGTAGCGCCTTGTTCTAGAAGTGCCAGTACTTTAGCCTGGGCATCGTCCTTGGTATAGGTCTGTTTTCCTGCTTTGCGTCCCATATAACGTCCTGTCCTATAACGCCGATTTAACGTACCCTATAAACGGCATAAGGGGGGCATTTTGATAAAAAAAATTTAAAATTATATATATAGGAGGAGCGGAGTCTTAAACGGAGCGACTCCGTAGATATTTATCTATATACTATAGAAGACCCGTTCAAACGGGTCTTTTCCGAGTGGGTTGGGAAAGTATTTTCCCGAACCCCTTTATTTTAAGCGTACAATGTGACGCAAGTCACACATCTCCGAGGAGTACTTAGGGTACTCTGAGGGGGGATTAAATATAACAGAAAATAATTATGGGAGTATATATATA